GTGCGTCAGCGTGCCCCAGTTGCCACCGCTTGCAGGATCAAACTCAATCGCCGCTGCGTTGGTGGCCGTGGTGGCCGTGCCCGTGATGGTCATCGTGCCGGTGGCCTTGCGGGCGTAGCCGTTGCCAGAGACCTCGGTGCCGCCACCAGTGTCGCTCGGGGCTGCCGTAAACAGGCCGACATACCAAGCCGTTGGACGGGTGGCGCTGTTGGTGGTCAGCAGCCAGTTGAGAACGAGATTCTCTGTGTAGTCGGTAAAGGATGACATTAGCGCACTCCGAAGGGTTTAACTCGTGATTTCAAAACGCCACGGCTTGATGTCGCACCTTGGTCGGCCACCCGCAGGGCGTCCAATCCGGCGGCATACAGTGTGGTCCAGACATTGATCCGTTCATCGTCCTTGAGGTACGGAGCCGACTGGATCAGTGCGCCGTACAAGTAGATGTCTGGCGCCATTGTCAACAGCCAGTTGGTCGGCGTTGAATCAGACAGACGTGGGATCTTGGCGAAGTAGGACAACTCAGCCGTGTAGGACGAGTCCGGCGCAGGATGCACTCGGAACTGGTTGCCCACCATGCTGAAGTACAGCGGGCGGCTCGGCGCCGTGTTGCTGGCGTCCATGCTGTCCATCTCGTCATCAGTCGCAAACTCCAAGGGCTGGACCGGCGATGTGCTGGTCAGCTTAAAGGTGCGGGCTTGCAAGAAGTCGGCTGGGACGGCACTGTACTTTGTATCAATGGTGGCATCGGCGCGGGTCAGCATCTGCCGCACCCGCAAATTGCGCTCAGTCTGGGTCTCAGACAGGGCAATAAAGTTGGCAATCGCAGACGATAAATCCGACCGATTCAGCCAGTCGGCGACAGCAGATTTCAGTTCAGTGTATGTTGTGATTGCCATAGCTCAATCATACCTTCCCAGGCCGTGTTCGGAACACCTGGTTCGCGCTGTCGTTGAGCCAAGCCTTGAGCCTTTTCGGGTCTTGCAAGATGCCCTGCTTTTGCAGGTCATGGTAAATGCTCATCGGGATGCTGCCGACCTTGTGCATCTCGCCCTTCCAGTTGGCCTTGCCGTCAACATTGTTGTATGTGGCCTTGTTGTTTTCGATGATGTCGGTGATGTCTTGCTTGGTCTCAATCGTCACACTGCCGTCAGTGTGCTCATGCCAAAGCTGGGTGATACCAGCACCCTTGTTCTGCGAAAGAATTCTTGTGTCGATCATGTAAAAAAGGGGCTGAGTTATTAGCCCAGCCCCTTAGTTGATTACCTCAGATTAAGAGGTGGTCAGGTCGAAGGCACCGCCGTGGGCGACTTCGGTGTGGATGCGCAGAGCCCACTCGCACAGCAGCAGCTTTTTCTCAGCATCGCCGGTCTTGGCCATGTCCATCGTCTGCATTGGGCGCAGGTAGTCGATGGATGCGTACTCGCCGTCAACCACGAAGGCATCACGCTCACGCTGGAAACGCGAAGGCACGATGCTCACATTGCCGAAGTCGCTGACATAGATGTCGGCGGCAGCAATGATTGTCGATGGCTTGGCGCCGTCAACATTGAAACGCGATGCAGCGATACCAGCGAAGGCAGAGACCTTGGCCTTGTTGACTGGGCCAACCAGCAGCATCTTGGGGGTGCCGCCTTCGGTCCAGACCTGCTGGATGACATCCTTCAGGATCGCTTCAGTGAAAGCACGCTGGGTGCCGTCATTGCGGGGATCAGTTGGGATGGTGGTGTACACGGGGTCAGTACCATCGCTGGCCTTGTTCGTGTTGGTCTTCAGGAACGCTTGCAGGGAAGCAGTCGTGCGGGCAGTCGTGGAATCACCAGCCACTGCGGCTTGGTTGTTCAGGCACGAGAACTCGATGTCACGCTTCATCTCAGAGCCCTTCTTGGCGATCTGATAAGCGACTTCAGACTTGCGGCCAGCCTTGTTGACTGTGTCTTCAGTGCCGGAGATGACAACCGACTTGCGGCTGATCTGGGCATAGTTTTGCAGGCGAACAGTGGCGGTCACTGCGTCATAAGAAGTCTCGTCACCCTCAAGCTGTGCATTGGCTGCGGCTGCGGCCAGTGCATCGGTCTGCCAGTCGAACAGGGTGTTGGAGATGGAACCCTTGCCGATGTTGGAGACGAAAGGTGTCTCCTCCGGTGAGATGTTGTAGATCACGTTGGAGAGGTCTTCACGGATACCCTTGGCAGAGTAGGTGAGGAATGTATTGGAAGCAATAGCCATGATAAGTCCTTAAAAAGTCAAAGTAGTCGTTCAATGAGACTGGCCGCATCGCGGACATTCCCAGTCTTGGCGAGACGCTGTTGAGATTGCTTGACTATGCTCGACTGTGGTTGCTTGGAGATCGTGCCTGGCCGTGCCGTGGGCGTTGAACTCTGCACCGGCTTCAAGTCTTTACGCTTGGCCACCATCGAATCGTATGCCGCCAGCTTTCGCAGCGCCAACAGAATCCGGTGATCCCTCACATTATTCAACTCTTGCTCGGACAACCCGACTGCCTTACCTGCTGCGATCCAATCCTGTTTCGCTTTCGCGGCAGTCTTTGGATCCTTCAGTTCCGGAGCTTGCGACAGCAGCAAATCTTTCTCTTTGGACAATTCGTCCTTCAAGTAAGCGTTTTGCTCTTTCGCTTGCTCTGCGCTCAAACGCTGTTGCTCTGACGCAATTGCCGCCATTCGCTCCGCATTTGACCGCTGCAATTCACGCTGCTTGACCCATTCGATCGGATCCTCGTTGTAGAGGTAGTCCATATCTACTTGGGGCGTTGCTTGCGTCAACTGCTCCTGCAAGGCACCTAACAGTTGAGCGTATTGGGCACGCTCGTTTCGCACAGACTCAAACTCGGCCTGAGCTTGCTTACGCTCTTGGGCCAGCGCTTGGGTTTTGCGCGTGTAGTCCTCGGTCCTGCTGTAGCCCTTCTGCAACTCGTCCAGCGTCACCTCAACATCCTTGCCGTCTACTTTGACGGTGAACTTCGATGGCTGTTCTTCTTGCTCAGGTTCCTCAGCGTCCTCAGACTCTACATCTTCAGATTCCACCTCTGCCGCGTCATCTTCAGCAGAAACTTCCTCATCGATGGTTTCGGGCTCATCGCCCATCAGCGCCTCGGGCTCCTGCTGGTTTCCGTCTCCGGACAGCATCGACTCGATGGCATTTGCGGCTTGGTCAGCCGTCATGGCTTGCGAAACACTGGCCGAGGCCGTGGTGTTATTGCTCATGTAATTGGTTCCTAGTTTATCAAGTATTCATCTTTTGCAGTTGCTTCTTGGCGATCTTCCCATCGTCAATAAACACTTGCAGCTTGGTTTTCAAATCATCCAGCACCCGCAGGCTCATATAAACCTGTTCGCGCTTTGCAGACTCGTCAACTTTACTTGTTTTCCAGTTGTTTGTGTATTGCATTTCAAGTTCATTGAATGCAGACATCAGGGTATCGTCACCGAGCAACTGCTCGGCGCGATTACCTAAATCAATTTTTCGTTTCACTGTGGTGGCATCCCAGGTTGCATTTGCATCTGTGCGTTGCGATCACGCTCAATCTCCGCATTCAGTGCAATCTCGTTAAGTTGGACGCCATATTTTAATTCAAGCTCACGAATCTTTACATACTTGTCAATTTCCAGTTTGTCGCGCTCACGGTCATCCTTACGGATCATGTCCTCGCGCTGCAATTGGAGGTCAGCGGCCTTCTTCTGGATATCCGCCTCAATCGACTTGACTTGCACCATCGCCAGCATTTCCTCTGGGGATTGCTTTTGCTCAGGTGCCGGTGGCTGGTAGTCGGCGGGGATCGCGTTGAAGAACTGGCTGGAGTCCTTGAAGCCTGACAACTCGACCATCTTGCGCAGGGTGTTGGCGTACTGCGCTGGCGTCACCAGCGGGTTGCCTGGCCCCATCAGTTGCAGCGCCTGCTCTTGCTTGGTGGCGATCATGCCCAGCATGGACATCTTCTGCTCGGTGTCGCCGTTGCCCAGCCCGACATTGATGGACACATCCATCGTCGCGTCCCACATGCGCGGGTCAACCTGCACCCACTTGTTGCGCAGACGGATCATCCGAGCCTTGTCCTGATTGGCCACGGTCAACTGGAGAATCTGCTTAAACAGCTTCTTCATGCCCTCGGCCAAGATGCGGGTGGTCAACTCCAGACGGCTCTGGCTGGCGCTGATGGTGGCGCTCACAGCCGCCTTGGTGCTCGACTGCAGCGCGTCAGCATTCAGACCCATAGACGCACGGCTCATGCCGGTGCGGTCTTCCTTGATGCCGTCCATGTACTCCAGCATCGGGAATGCCTGCTGGCCGACAAACGGCATCGACAGGGCTTGCACCATGCCTGGTGCCCGCATCCGGATCACCGCGCCGGTCTCGTTGTTCAGCACATCGTCCATGTTGACCTGACCCTCGACCACCGCGGTGCGCGGGTGGATGGCTTGGGCCAAGCTGTCCAGCGTGTTGCGCAGGATGTCAGACTTGATCTCCTGCAAGTCCTTGGCGTAGTCGTAAACGCTGTTGGCCTCCAGTGGCGATGTGTGCGGCTCTGGGTCAAACGGGAAGTCAGCAAAGCCAACCATGTCGGCTGGCTCGTTACGCATGATGGTGTTGCCCTCGCCCATGCAGCAAATCTTGCGCAACTCAGGGATGCCGTCACCGTCATAGTCGATGCGCATGAAACCCTCGATGTACAGCACGCGCTGCATGAACGGGTTTGAGCTTTCGTTCATCGAGCCGATGGTCGTGGTCGTTGGCCGGCGGCGCAGGTATTCCTCGTTGTTCTCGAAGTCGGCGCTGGTGATGTACTCGCTCACCTCGTCCTCGTCATATCCCATGCCGATCAACTCAGCCACAGTCGCCATCTTGCGGTGGCCGACAAACGCTGCCGTGTCAATTGAGCGTGCGTTGCGGTCGATCAGGAACTCCTCTGGCGGCACGCCCTCAATGCAAACGCGGCCTTCGGTAATCACC